AACCTGTGTGGTTACCTCACCGACCTGCCCCGTAGCTTCGAGCGGAAGCGTAACAGGCTGGCTCCAAGCACCAGCGCCCCAAGAACTGCGGCCATAGCCCTCGAAGAAGACCAACGCGTCCTGACGAATCGAGGAAACTAAGCCATCAGCCGCTACGCCCGCAGGACTGACGACAGCAATCCCCGTAGCCGTGACGGTGCCCACACCGCCTGTGGCGGAAAGGCCCGTTGTAGCAGGAGCGGTAGAACCTGTAGCGGTTACACCTCCAACGGCAGTGGTGCCTGCAGAACCAGTGGCGTCAGCGTTTACACCCGAGCCTTCGCCAATCGTGACACCCTCGATGCCGCTTGTAGCTTCAACACCAGTAACAACGGCAGCAACCAAGGCGCGGAAGGTGACTTCCCCTACGTCGCCTGTCACGCCGAGACCTGACACTGAAGCCGACGCACCCGCTACAACGGAAACAGAGCCAACAGAGGTAGAAGCGGCAACACCTGTTGTCGGCACCTCGGTGGTGCCTGATGTGGTGACGACACCTACTTCGCCTGTGCCCACCTGCCCAGTAAGCGCGGGCTGCACGTTCACAACGATGGAAACAGATCCAACACTGCCTGTAGCAGCAAGCCCATCAGGCAGCACTGAAGCAGCGCCAACAACAGTTACGTCATTGGTGCTGCCCGTGGCTTGAACGCCTGAAACTAAGACTGGAGCAGGTTGACTCCATGGTCCTTCAGACCACGTACCTCGGCTCCATCCTGTGATGCTTACCATAGCCAGTCACCCCTTTGTAGGCTGAGTGACTTAGGCGATGCGAATGATAGCTGTGCTCGAATCCGCTGTAGGGAATACGATCTGGAAGTCACCCGCTGTCGACGTTTTGTCGGCACCAAAGTCAAGAACAACAACAGAAGGATCGCCAGCTGCCGTGTCATTATAGATCAAAGCGCCGCGAGCAGTGATCGTAGCTGACGTAAATGTCAGGTCATCAAAGTCGGTAAACGCTGTTGTGCCCGATGTAGTAGGCGTGACGTTTGTCAAAGTGCCACCACCTGCGGCATACGAACCAGAATCACCTACCTCGTTAGTGGCAGTGTAAGCGGTTGTCGCTGCAGTGAAAGACGCGTTGTTGTCATACAAAGCGAGCTTGAAAGTGTTGCCGGTGCTGGCAGTGAAGTCGTGCACGCCCTGCAGGATTTCCTGCTTGAACGAGGTACACATGAAATTGCCGGTAAAAGCCATATCAAAGTTTCCTTATCAGTTCAGCGAGGTCGGGGTGACCTGCATCAGTGAGTGCATTATACACTGTTGTGCGGTCGCTGCGAACCGCTTGTTTTAGGTAGTGCTCGACCACCTTCTCGATATGCTTTTGATAAGCAATCGCCTGATCCCGGATAGCCGGGGGTGCAGTTTCAGAGACTGAGACTACTTTCTGCGCACATTGAGAAGCAAGCTCTTCCGGGGTAAACCCACGGTTGGATGTCGCACGCACGCCGACGAGAGGCGCGTCTCTCTGCACGTTTAGATCAAGGGTAAACATTAACTTTTAGGCCTCACGACTTGACCGGTACGGTACTGGTCTGTTGTTTCCTTAGCCTCACCAAGCAACTTGATACCGATAATCGATTCCTGCAGGCGCTTTTCATACGTCGCCAGAATATCTGGTTCACCCTTGAGGAAGATGTAAGCCTCAAGCAGTGAGCCGTAAAGCAGAGCCATCTCGGCATTAGTGCTCAACCATGTCGTGCCATCGTCAGACAGTTCGGTGATGCTCTGCGGACGGTACAGGTAGTGCAGCTCCATTGTAAACTCATCGTCTGGCGTCGGTGCCAAGAGGAAGTAGTCTACGTCAAACTGAGAATAATACTTGGGCGTCCCTGTAGTCGTAGTATCTGGATTGTACTGTTGCACAAAAGATACATCCTTGAAGTCCAGAAACGAGCGATCGCCGTTGCTGCCACGGTAAGACAAAGAGTATGGGGCCAAGAAATCCGACGGCACAGCCAGATACGGATTGCCGTTGTCCGAAAACGCCGTAGCATTCTTGCGGAAAAGACTGAGCTGCACCTGTTTAAGGATGCGCTCTTCAGCCTGACGAATAAACAAAGGGATGTTGTTGACGAACGTCGTCTCATCGTACTCTGAGTAATCTTGAATAGCCTGTTTCAGCTGACCGTATGTAAAGCTCATGTTGTCACCACCGTAACTTGTCCCGCTTTACCTATCATACGAACACGTTCAAGGCTAGGAGCCTCGACTGTCGGCACGTCCACATACACCTGCAGTGCCTCCGCCTGATCAGGGCGAGGGTCACGAAGCGCCTGAGGATCTGGACCTGGGCGAGGCGGGTAAAGCTGAGGGTGCTTCTCCTCATACTCATCCGGCCCAACCAATGCGCCCGTCCACTCACGCTTCATATCCCGCAGGCGGTAACGGAAGCCCGAGCGGTCAGAAATACCGTATGCGTGTTTATCGGAAGCGAATGCCATTAGACCCTCAGGTAACGAATGCTAGGCCGCAAAGTCAAAGGCACCTTCGCCTCATCCTCGTTTGCCGCGCGCTGGAACTCTTCTTCGTAGATCGACTTCATCATCTGAACACGATCAGGTGCACGCTTAACAGCCAAGTAGTATGCCAAGCCTGCAACCATGCACGGATAGAACCGGAACGGGATACCCGTAGTGTTAACCAGTGTGTCGACGTCCTCAATACGCTGCACATAGTAATACACCAGCTGGTCAGTACTATTTTCTGGTACTTGCCAAAGATTGATTACAGGGGCGATCTGACGATCAAAGTAGAACTGCGACGGGCGGCCCTGGTCTGACTTGTTAGGAAAGTCCAGATAGTCAGAGCGACTGATCCGCTCCATCTCGTAGTCAGTGCCGTCACGACGAAGCGCCATGTCAAGAATGTCGACTACGTCTTCCGTTAGCGTATACTGAGCCGTTCCTTGGGTTAAAGTGGTCGTCTCACTGGCAACGGTCCACAGGTTCAACCCACGGTTGGCCCACTCGGCAAACATCAAGTTCATCGAGCGGCGAGCCGTTTTGGCATCGTACCCTGTACGCATCTCAAGACCGATGCGCTCATACGCCTCTTCAATCGCTTCCGCGACGTCGAGGTTAAAGTCTCGTGAACCTGATGTGGTCATTGCTTACACCATCTTTGTATCGCGTACGCCGCGGTTACCCATGACACAGCCACCATCCTTGTAGCCTTTTACAGAGCCGCCTCGCATCATCTTGACGGGACCTCCGCGCATCATTTTAACCGTGCCGCCGCGCATAAAACCCTCTGCGCCACGTCCTTTAAGGACATCAGCCTGCGTCACTTTCCCGTCATTGTTAAGGTCAGGGAAACTTTTTTTCTTACCTGGCATGTTCAGTACTCCTGTATTGGCGGCCATCAATGTGCGCATGATAGCTTACACTATCGTAGTTGTCATAATAACCGAGTTTATCTAACTTTGCAGCCGCTTTCTCTAGCTCAGAGCACTGCTGTATAAACACTATAGCTTGATCCTGACGATACGCCAACAACCAGAGGTCCTTGCCTGCAACAGCAAAGAAGTTGTTCAGCATCATGCACTCCTGCTCAAGGTCCTCGTAGCTTCCGGAGTAATCCGAGTCAAAGATCATCACCACCTTGTACTCGTTCTCAGAGAAAGATGCGATTTCAGCAAGAGCATCCGTCCAAAGATCGTTAGAAGCTACAGTCTTAACCTCGCCCGCCTCAATAGCAGGAAGAGCAAAAGGACATGCAGGCACACCGTTGTTGTGCTCGCTAGGTTTAGCCAGCTCTTCTGCCCACTCTCGGATCAAAACACTCTCACCATCCCGCCGTTAGCCTTCTTGTTCTTCCAGCTAATGCGTTTAGATGACTTTTTCTTTTTCGCAGCCGACGTACACTGCGCCATTGTCGGACGGCAAGCAGGATAGCCTTTACGCTTCTCGCCCTTTTGACGACCACAAGGTTTGCCAGTCTTACAATCGACCCAACCCTTACCGTCGTTCTGAGCAAACCATTTGCGTAGAGAGTTCTCCTTAGCCATCAGAACGTCCTCGTACTCTTGCGGCGGTTCTCCTGAACGCAGCCACAGCCAGAGGCAATCATGCCGCCGTTTTTATATCTGTTACGTGCCGGGCGTTTCGGGTTGTCGACAGCCGTAACCATACCGCCATCGGCTTTATTAGAAGATTCGCCCCAGTTTTTTGCCCCGACCTTGCGGCACTTGGACAGTGCTCCGCTTGCGTACGCGCTCGGCCACACTTTGTACCGGGCTTTTACCTTGTGGTAACACGCGTCCTTTTTGGTTTTTTCTGCCATTGGACTTCCCCTCCGGTGGCCTAGTAATCTGAAACGGGATGCTCGACCTATTCACGTCAGTTCCCTACGTTGCTCTTGAACGACATCCAAACAGCGCCAGCGATAAACAACAAGATGCTACCCGTCGCTATGCGAACAATCGTCTGCCACATCGCTTTCCGAGTGTCCCGCCAGGCCGCGAGCAGGCCACGCAGCTCATCCAAATCCTTCGGGGCGCTCTCGTCGTGAAGACCCAGCTCTTGGAGCGCGGCTGTCGCACCTCGCTTGGCAGCGCGGTCTAGCATCGCTTCAAGTTCTTCGGCGGTTATCTGGACATTGCTCATTCAAATCACCACATTTTGCAGGACCAATACTTGGCCTTTAGTTTATCAAGAGTCCCCTTGTCACAACCGTGACGTGCTCGGAAAGACTTACGGCGCTCAGGGTTTGATTTCTTGATTGTCATGTTGGCATCGCCAAACCGGACAATCTTTTCCTTGCCCTTGTCACACGCTTTCACAACAAACTTCTTACCACCAGACTTCTGGCGGCGAGGCTTGTTGCACTTCATTTTATCCTTATCGA